CGTACATATTATCGTAAAAATAACGTGTATTAGGAGTTCCGTATATTGTTGAAATTGAAACATATAAATTATTTTTTGTATCAGTTACAGATGAGGCTTTTCTAAAAAGATAATTGCAATTTTTAATTATCAAATTTGCAATTGAAATATTAACAATTGCATTTTCTGTAAACATGAATGCATGAGGAGAATTAACAATTTTTATGTAATTTGATGAATTTCTAAATTCACAAAAACCTATATTAAAATTAATTGCAGAAGCTTGAGAGCCAGTATTCGGATTTTCAAAAACATTATTAATATTACCATAAGTATCTGAATTTAAAGAAATTACACTATATGATGTATTTGCATACAAATAACAATTTTGTATAGCAAAACCTAACCGAGAATTTGAATTAACCCTAATATTTTGAAATCCACATCTATAAAAATAAATTGTACTTGATTGTAATAATGAGACGTTGTAGTTTGGACTATAAAAATAACAACTTGTAAAAGTAATATTAGAGTTAGAAGATGTAAATACACCCGTAAAATTTAAACGTAAAAACGAAAAAGATAAAGCTATTTCTATATTATCAATACTCCTTGTGCTAAATGATAATACAGAATTTACTTTATATATTTCAGCAGTCGGAGTATTTGATACAGTAACGCTTATTGATGAATTAGTATTATGTGTAATTGGGAAATAATTCGTTGATTGTTTGATAAAATAATATTTGAATTGGTCGTTAGTCCAACTTGCAACATCACCACCTGATACAGTAAAAGTAAGTGGGTCATTTGCTTCTGCTGAACCTATTGCAAATCCTGATTTCTCCAAAACTAATTTACCTGAAAAAGCAATAGTCCCAGCACCTTTTATTTTTGAAAGAGCAGTTAAATCATTATCCGTAAAATTAAAAGTACCTTCTCCAATATCTATTGTAATCGTAATATTAGGATTAATATAGCTTTTGATTGTTGATATACATTTCTCTATAGTCGCATAAGGCTTTTCAGAAGTACCATCTCCTGTAACATCACTACCTGTAGCAGTTACATAGATAGTTCTGTTTGCTGTTTCATATAATCCTGGTTTTGGCGTTAAATCATTGAATGTATGCACTTTACCAGTTTCAATATCAACAGCATTAAACAATTGTGCATTACATACAACAGATGTAATCAGTAATATAAGTAATACGATTTTTTTCATGGCACAAGTCTTTGATATTTATACAATTTATTATATCTGTATATTAATGTATCCTTATGTATTAATAACGTACTTGAGCTGTCTCTTATAGCTCTTACAGTATCATCAACGTTGTTTGTAATGTAATATCTTTTATATGACGGAAATAGCTTTCTTTCAATATCTTCCCTCATATTCTTTGCTGTTGAAAAGCCATACTGCTGAGGTATTAATTTTATATCGTAATCATAGCCATCAATACGCAAGATTAATTGAGTACTATATAGATTACGTATTATTAATACATGTTCTTTTTTAGCGACAATAGTATCGTGAGTTACCGAATTAACAAACATGATTCTATCATATTTGTCAAATACTTGTGCTTGTAATACAATCGGAATTACAAGTAAAATCAATATTTTCAGCTTTTTCATATTATTTAAGTTAAAATATATTCAAAAATATAAGTCCAGTCACCAGAGTCTATACTACCGCCAAATTCTATCTGTATAGTATTTGTATTGACCACTTTCAAAATACCACCAAGGCATTGTTCATAGCCTGAAGGATTGCGAAGCGTTAATCTTATCGTTGTAGTATTCTTATTATGATTATACGTCCATGTACCATCAATAAGATTACTGTTATTGAACGTACCTGTAATTATATTCCAGTTAGATGATTGTTTGAGAAGATTAGCTGCTGATATATTATTAGCGCCAATCATACCAGGTATGCCAACAGCTATTCTGTCACTCTCATCAAGTGTTGTCTTAACAGTCTGATTGAATAATTCTTTTGGCATATCATTATCTTTTTACAGGAAAATGAAATTTTTCATTTTCGTATGTTCTGTCATTACTTTTTATTGTTTTTCTTACACCGTACAATATAGGTGTAAATGGTTTTTTTGAACTACAAGACAACCACAACGGATAATCAACGGAATTCAGATTCAGAAATTCTTTGACAAGTTGCCATTCCTGCATTGCAATATCTCTGTTTTCATTGATTATGCGTTTCATCGTACCTTCAGATATAAGCTCGCTTTCAGCACGATTTTTCTGTACGAATCCTGTAAATGTATCATTTACAAATGATTCACCTACGTACTTTGCATAATTCAAATAAGCAAGAATATATCTTAGACCCTTAAAATTAATCGTTTGACCTAAATAATTTGTATAACTACCACCATCGAGTAGTTTTTTGTTTGCATCTGTATCAGGATGTTGTTGCAAGTCTTGCAACAGAGCAACACCTAATAATTTTCGTAATTCTTTTTCTTCGACTTCTGTTGCAATCTGATTATATCTAAGCGCATTATTTGCACTTATTTTTTTTATTGCTTGCTGTTGACTATATGAGAGTAGTGTTGTCACTTTCGTATAGATTTAGAGGTTTTATTCGCCAGTTTTTATTTGATGATAAAATTTCATTACTCGAATTTACAAAAATTTCTTGAAATATCTCACTAATTTGATTACGATTATCTTTTGTAATAGAATTATAAAAATTTGTTGCTTGTATTATAGCTTCTCCGCTTGTTGTACCAAGCTTACTTTCTTCATAATCTATCAGTATAGCAGGTATTGATGATGCAGCCTTTCTGATATTGTTTGATATTGTTTTTTCCCATGTCTCAAACAATTTGTCATTAATATTGGATTTTATCTGGTCAACACGGAAAGCACCTGATGAACGTATTTCGCCTGTCTGTGCATCAATTTCATCTTCAAGAACGAGAACAGAATCGCCGTCGGCTCCGAGAAATCTCTCAATTCCTTCTTTTAATTCCTGACGTTCTAAATCATTTGAAGGCGATTGAACACGAAATACAGTCTTATCAAGCAGACCATTTCTTATTGTCCTGTTTTTAAATAGCTGTATCTGATATTCTGTATCTATGTCCATATATACAGGGTCGAACATTGAAAGAGGATATAAATATGTATTATCGAAAAAATGGAAATAAATCTGACCTGGATAATTTTTTATACCTCGAGCTGCTCGTATTTGAGACAAAATAATTTTTTTATCACGGTTAAATATCGGATACCATGCAATTTTGTTGATATTGTATTGTTTATTTTTATCTCGTTCCCAGTTGTTATATACACCAATTTTTGCAGTGTAACCTGTATCATCAATTTTAGCAAAACGGCAATATTTGAAAGGAACAAGTTTTACTGTCCCTATTTGACCGAGTATATTTATATTACAATGCAAGTAGAATCCATTGAAATATGCTATACTCATACTTATTTGAGATAACAAATTTCGTAATGTAATTTCTTTCCCTTGATAATCTTTTCCGACAAATATTTTATTTAATTCTTCATTTTCAAATCCTTGCCCAACCAAAAATTTGGAATATATTCGTGCAATTGCTTTTGCCGTCGATGAATTATTGATTAATTGCTCAATAATCTGAGGATAATCATTTTTTTCACCAAATTTCATGATGCCCTTGACATTGTCACCTTCTGCACGAATTGATCTGTCAAGTTTTACAACAACTGACTTATCAATTTCTTGTCGTACAAGTCTCATTTTTTCGTAATTTTACGAACTTTTTTTACTACTTTTTTTATTTCTTTTGTTTGTTCTACTTGCTTTACTTCTTGCACTGATTCTGTCTGCTTTGCTTCTTTTTTATAATTTTCAGGCAATTTTTCAAAATTCGATTCTTTCAATAACTTTTTGTTTAATAATTCAATTGCCTGTTCGTCAGTAATCAGCTCGCTGTTGTAATGACGAGCCATTTTATTAATATACATTAACCCGTGCCATGCTGGTTTGCATGTACGTTTTTTTATTGATTCATATTCTTTTGCTTTCATAATGCCTTGTGTTTTAAGTTTTTGATAATATTTTTTTTGACATTGAGCGCAAAAACTTGGTTGCGCACCAGCCAAAAACAACACCGAATATAGTAATAATAATTCTTTTGACAAAACGGGGGATGATAATACATCCCCCAGTTCGTGATTGATTAATTTACTAACCCTGTCGAGCATTTGCCTGATAATTAGTCAATTGATTCAGTTTTTACAAATATATCTACTGTACAAATATAGATTATGGCACCATTTGTGTATTTTACACCATCGAGCTCAAAATTATGCGATATAACTTTCAAATTAGCAAAACAAGTAACTGTAAGTTCTGAAGTATTAAAATCTGCTGTTATAATATCAGAAACGGCACTTGTTACAGCATTTACAAGATTCTGAAAAGTTGTAATTTTATTTTCATTTTCAACGGCTGATTTATTTATATTTATTTTATAATCAGGATATTTTGCTTCAAAATCAGAAAATTTTGTAATTGCTGGTTTTGTATATCCTTCAGGAAGATAAGAATCATTGATATATACAGCCGTTCCGTTATTTGTAAGTGCCATAATCTATTAAGATAATAATCCTTCAAGCATTGCACGAGTAGTAGCATAATCTGTATTATGCACAATATACCTTGAATAAGGTTCTTCCTGACCATCAAGCGATGTCATTTCGATGTTGCGAGCACCATTGATATCATTAGCACGTTGCGTATCGGTTGACTTCCACAGACCTTTTTTTACGCCGTAAGCAACAAATATACCTTCACCTGTGTCATTCTTATCTTTTAGTTCAACTACGGCAATCAAATCATTGGCATTGTCAAGGTTTAAAATATCTTCTGATAATATTTCAAAACCTTGAAATGAAAAGAAATGCTTATATTTGTCAGGTCTGTCATCTGCAACGACTATATCATGACCAGCATTAAGAAGTTTTTTGATACCAACCAATTTATATGCTACAGCTGTACCGACCATACTAAGCCCTGTTATCAGATTCTCTTTTACAGAATCATAAGTAACATTGACTTCTTTTCGGTTTATAAGCCAGGCTTCAACTTCAAGACCGCCTGACAGTGAAGTCGAGCAATCAGAAGTTATATTTTTAGCTAATCCTGTAATGCATCCCATAGATTTAGTTTTTATTTATTAACAGATAATATTTAATCCTTGTAGTACCTGATGATGTTACTTGTGATGTTGTTATCTTTATATATGGCATTTTAGGGTTTAAATAATCGCTTATACCCCATTTATCATTGCCATTAACAGCAATAGTTACAGTATCAAGATTAACATAATTAACATTATTGAGGCTTGCCGCTATTATAGTGCGTGTATTTTGTGAGCCTCGTACGCTGTCACTCTCAACACCAAGCATTACACCATCAGCCCAATCCTTAACATATATTGTATAAGTAATTGGATTACCGGATAATTTTACGGTATCAGCTACAGTACCTTTTGCTGTATATACAATATCATCAACTATCGTCTTATTTACTTGTGCATTAGCAATATATGTTAATGCTAATATTGATAATGTCAATACAATTAATTTTTTCATTTTTTTTGCCCTCCATAATTATCAATATGCACATGCAAGATTATGCTCAATGAGCAATTTGCAATCAAGCTTATAAGCTACGTCAAGATACCATTTCTTGGTCACTTTGTCATAAAATGAATCAAGTGTGGTAAAACTTTCTGAATCGCTTGTTCCGATTGGTATGTTGCGAATGTCCGTCAAAATTGCACGATGAGGCAAATAATACGTTGCCCCAAGATCATGATATGTTCTGATGAGACGTTCCCAATCGTTTCTTACGATAATCGGAATGCCACGATAAGTGAATTTTGTTGCTCCTTCTTCTGCCCTTTGCAGCTGAAATACAAGTGATTTTGTTTCAAGAAAATCACACCAGTTATTATACAGACTGCGTGTTACAAGGAATACAAGATTACCATCAAAAGCACGTGCATCAATATTGTTGTACATAGCACGGAATGCGTTCAGCGCTGCATCATCTGCAAGAG